CACGCTTGGATGATTGCCGATGCTGAAGAAGGCGAACTCGATTGGATATCTCGAGGCGAACTCGACAAGGCGGAGATGATTCCTTTTGTCGCCACAGAACTCTCCTCGGTTGGTTGGACCTTGATGCTCAATTGTGTTGCGCCTGACACGCTTGGAACGCACATTTTAAGTCGGTCCTTTGCGAAACAGCCTTAAATCCTTACCTTTGTATCGTTAATAAGTTGGTAGAATTATAGTTTGATAGTTAATAGTTTTTTCAGATTAAAGATTGTTTAGGATGACGGGCTAACGCAGTGATGCGTTAGCCCTTTTTGTATCGTTTTTTATCATTAGATAATTACTTCTAAATCGCTGATTATAAAGACGATAGTACTTGCGTGTTCCTTATTATAGTGTTACCTTAGCAGTACAATTAGAAACAAAGAACATTCAAAAAACAAAGATTATGAACGAGCAAATTCAGAACATTCTCAACGAGAACGGAACAAAGACTTCAAAGATTCAGAAGCTCCTTAGCCTTGGACTTACACGCAGACAGGTTGCTGACCTTGTAGCAAACGGAAACTACGGCTTCGTGCAGAACGTCTACAAGCGAATGATGCAGGGAATCACACAGAGCGCAGCACAAGCAGCATCAACAGTTCTTCCACAACTCGACTACACTTTCAACCGCAACTTCGGTATCGAGATTGAAGCTTACAACTGCACACGTGAACGCCTCGCAAGAGAACTTACCGCAGCAGGCATCAGAGTTAACGTTGAGCGTTACAACCACACTGACCACAACGACCATTGGAAGTTGGTTACTGACAGCAGCCTTTCAGGCAACAACACCTTCGAACTCGTTAGCCCAATCCTCCACGGAGAGCAAGGACTTGAGGAACTTGAGAAGGTCTGCTGGGTCCTCGACCTCTGCAACGCTAAGGTTAACGACTCTTGCGGACTTCACGTTCACATGGACGCTGCGGAGTTCGACCTTCAGACTTGGAAGAACCTTATAATTTCTTACAAACGCCTTGAGAACGTAATCGACCACTTTATGCCTCGAAGCCGTCGCAACAACCGCTACTGTAGGACCATTGCCACCATTTCAGAGATAGCAATCAACCGAGCTTCTAACATTAGCGACCTCAGAGCTGCTTTTGCTAACAACCGCTACCACAAGATAAACCTTGAAGCCTACGCACGCCACCGCACGGTTGAGTTCCGCCAGCACGGAGGTTCAACGAACTTCACAAAGATGTCTGCTTGGATTCATTTTCTCGCAAAAATGATTACCTTTGCAACGCAAGGCAAGGTGAAAAACAACACCACCTTGCAGGACGTTCCTTTCCTTACTGAAAGCGAAAAGTTATACTTCAGATTAAGAACTAAAAAATTAGCAGCATGTTAACAACTTACAGGCTGAAGGGTGGCGACAAAATCGTCGCCACCTCTCCAGCCGACTTCCTTCACCAACTTCGCACAGGCAGTCGTTTCGACAGCGAAGGCACAGACGAAGAATATATGGTGCGCTTCGCTCACCGCTTACAGGAACTCGAGGGCTACCTTGTTTCCACAGACAGCTCCGATGCCTTCCTTGCCGACCTAATCAACAACGGTTTCGTGACCGTTGAAAAATAAGACACGATGCTCGTTTCTTTGTAGCCGTAGCAGTTTCCGAACTGTTACGGCTTTTTTATGTCAAATATTGAGAAAAATAAACTTTCTTCGAAAATAATTTGAAAAACGCTTGCAGGTATCAAATAATCTTTGTATCTTTGCAGTGTACAATTAAAGAAGGTGAGACACACCGTAAAAACTGTAGAAAATTATGTTAGTTAAAGGTTCAGTAGATTACAAGAAGGCACAGAAGTTAGCAGAAGTAATCGAGGGCGCAGCACAACGCACAAAGAGAGATGGCGAATACTTTGATGTAGAGTTTGCATCAGTAGAGAAGTTTCTCAACGAAATCAAGAGTTTGAATGTATTTGCTTCTAATATTGCAGAAACAGTGTTAAACACAATGAGCTTCCAGAATTTCCAAGTAGCAAAAATTAGCAACAAGCAGAGTTGGATATTAGCTTGCACAGCCGTTGAGAACAATATCGAATTTTAATAAAAACTTAAAATCTATAAGCCCTCGACATCACGGTTAAGTCAATCCCTATGACATACAAGTATCAGAATGGCATTGAGAGAGAGATTGCAGAGCAGGTTGTAAACAATCGTGACTGCTGCCGTCAAGGATTAGTAGAAATGGAAGATGGCAGGGTGTTCTTTACTCACAGAGGTTACAATGACAGAACAGCCCCACATCTTGAAGTACTGACATGCAAGAAGACAGGTGTACGTTTCAATGTGAACTATAACAACGGTATAGCATACCACACACACTTATAAGATTATGAGTTATATCATACAGAAGAGCAGCACTCAGCCTAAGGGCTGGGTGCTGACCGACACAGAGAACAAGGTCGTTATAACATTTGAAGACGGCTTGTTTAATGAAAGCCAAAAGGTAACTCTTTTAGAAGATAGTACGGCAACAGCGGAAGAACTCGCTCACATCGTCGGTGCGATGGGTGAATGGGCTGCTCGTCATCACGGAAGCAAGTGTTTCAATCATGTCTACGGATACGAGACGAGCGAGGATGAATCGAAGACGTATCTGTATCGCAGAAAGTTTCCTCGCTGGAGATTAGAACTTCAAGAGGATAGAGTAACAGCAGAGAGTCTTGCTTCTTCATTGCGCAAGGCTGCTGAATTTTTAATTAAAGGTAATAGAAATGAGTGATAATAGAGGTGGCGCACGTCCTAATTCTGGACGTAAATTTTTAGGCAAGGTTCCGCTCAGCTCACGAGTGAGCGAACAAGCAAAGGAACGATTAACGCAATTAGCAGTTAAAAGTGGTGTAACCATTTCCGAGATGCTCGAAGTGGTTATCAATAGTTATCAATTTCGTTAAGTCACGAAAATGTTTAGTAGAGGTTTTCATTGACCTTTTTGCCATGGTGATACAAGTTCATCATGGCTTTTTAAATGTTAAATCTTTAATCTTACTACGTTTTTTTATAGTAAATATTTGCATACTACAAAAATTTGTAGTACCTTTGTATTGTCATAAGAAAACAATGAGAATATGAAACAGAAAAAAGAAATGATGGAGGTTACACCTGAAGAAAGGGAACTCCTTGAGAGAATGAGAAATTACAATAACTCTTATCCAAATGGCTATCCACAACTCCTATGGGATTTACAGGAGTTCTTCGACAAAATGGTCCGACAGCCATACGAATAAAACAAAAGACCTCTCCCTTACGGGGGAGAGGCACAATAAAGTAAAACTATAAACACAGCAACAATGGAAACAGTTATGACAACCCCAATAGTAGTTACTGATATGAAAAGAAAAGTACAAGACATTTTAATGTCAGTTTCATGGCGTGATTTTGCCAACACCTACTTTCAGAAATCTTCCTCTTGGTTTTACCACAAAATGGATGGCATTGACGGCAACGGAGGTGCAGGTGGTTTTAACCAGCAGGAGACCGAGCAGATGCGAGGCGCACTTATCGACCTATCCAACCGCATCCGTCGTGCAGCAGAAAATATTTAGGCGAGGTTCTCATTGACCTTAAGACAAAAGTCACTCATCGCCTATGGGTGCATATTAGCCTCTCGCAATGCGAGGGGCTTTATGCGTTGAATATAACTTAAAAACTTAATTATAATGAAAACCTTTCTTATTGCTTTCGGAACATGGTTCCTCACAAACCTTATTGGTGCATTCGTGTTGAAATTTTTAGGCATTCAAATTTCTGAAGGACTCGTGCTGGTATTGAACGTTATAACGATTTCCTTCGCTATTTTCGTTGCACTCTCTATCAGAAGGAGACAACTAAAGAAACGCAAAGAGGAGGAGGAACTTAACTCCGTGGCAGCAGAAGAAGATGTTTCTTCAGAACCAACACCTCCGACTCAAGATATTCTAATGTTTGAAGTAGCAGGTCTATCATATCGTTCTAAGGAAGCACAGGAAAGAGCTGAAATTCTAATGTCGAATGAAAGTGTATACCTTGAAAAAGAACCTACTAATCCGTATGATTCTAACGCTATTAAAGTGTACTCCTCTGATCATGTTCATTTGGGATATGTTCCAAAATACCTATGTTCGGAATTATTAGAAAAAATGGACGACGACACCGTTATTGCTTATGTTGATTATGTCAAGAGTGGAAAATACTGCCCCTTTGTTCACTTGTATATGTATTGTTAATCTATTCTTCAGCATTGGCTTATTCCTTTTTTTTTGCGTGGCGCAAAAAATATTTGCGTTTTTATTTGGCGGTTACAAAAATACTACTTACCTTTGTAACCGTCAAAACAATGCGAGGAGACTCGCTAATAAGGGTGAGAAGAAATTTCAAGCCCCGAACTTATTAAATTTCGATGGGCTTATTTTTATGCCCATACTTGCAGACTACTGCAACGAAAATATGGCGGATGCCTTCCAGTGAATTTACCCTTGTGGCGAAATCGCATTGTTTTGACGAACAGGAAGAGCATCCGCTTTTTCTGTATCCGTACCTGACGGATTCAGGTAACAGTCAAAACAATGCGTATTATGCAACAAGTAATCGAATTCGAGAGCTCTGCAAAACAACAGCAGCCTATCGACGTACGTGCTACGATACAGCGCAAAATTAAGTCTCTTAATCTTTGGCTCGACGCTAAAAGCGAGTTCTACAGCCGTATCTGCGAGTTCTCTGTTACCCGTCGTTTGGTAATTCGAGTTAACCTTGTATCTTTGTGCGTGATTGTAGCAGCTGTAGCCATCGAGCAGCAGCCTATTACATCCGTAGTTTCAACCCTCTGTGCAGGCTACTTAGTTTATCGTATGAACAAATCAGAAAAGAAACAGAAAGGAGGCAAGGCATGATATTCATTTATAATTATTTCAAGACTCCTGATGTTCCAAAAGACCTTGAACCGCTTTCCGAATTTATAAAGAAATATAACAAGGTTCTTGCAGCAGACATTGATACGTTTGCAGTATTTATCGATGAGGTGTATAAGAAGTTTAACTCGATTCCCAATGTGAATAAAAAATATACGCTCAATCTTTCTGATAGTTCAATCGCTATTGACGACAACGAAATTCCATTCTCGGTGATAAGTATAAGTTTCTCCAACATACTTGGCTTATGGGGCTTTCAGACTTTTGATAGTTCTACCCAGTGCGACCAGCAGAACCTTGAGATTTTTCCTGTCCCCGATAAAGGTGAAGCAATTTTCAGTCTCCCAGATTATTTAAAAAGTATAATTAAGAAAGGAGGTGCAAAATGATATTCTTTGACTACTATTTCAAGGCATCTTCTACTCCGAAGTACCTTGAGCCTGTTGTTATCTGTATGGAGCGACGTTACCAAGCTCTTATGGCTGACGAATCTACGCTGAAGACGTTTATTGAAGAACTAAAATCAGAACTGGATGCCATTCCAAAGGCAAAGGGAAAATACAAACTCACTGCTGAAGCTGATAACGGTTATATCTATATCTGTACAACTACAAAACTCAGCTTCGCTGAAAATGTTTTACGTCTGCATTATAAAGAGGTGCTTTCTTTGGAAGGTTTCAGCGAGGATCTTTGTAAGAGTCTTAATGAAGTGGCAGAGAAAGGAGGTGAGAAATGATATTCTTTGATTATTGTCTTATCGATTATTCAATTCCAAAAGAGCTTGCACCGCTTGCTGAATGTATGAGGAAACACCAAGGAGTTCTTGTAGCGGACAAAAAAGCATTCAACAAGGTTGTTGAAGAACTGGAGGAAAAATTTTGTGCTATACCAAAGGCTGAACAAAGATTCCTTTTCAAAGTTAGCGAAGGTCCTCTCGGAGTTATTTCTGTTCATAGAAACAACACTATGAGGAGGTGTATATTGCGCATCTATTTCACACCAGTACATGGTATGTTTGGTTTCGACTCTTCTCAAGAGTCTATTCAGCCAGTACCAGACGATGGTGACGAATATTACTCTTTGCCTGAAGATATAAAAAATAGTGTTCAAAAAGGAGGTGCAAAATGAAAATTATAACCGACCCTGCTGTTTATGACTACCATGCAGAAAAAGGCTTGTTCATACCATTGGACGACTTCTGTTCAACACCAGGCCTTATAAAGTCATTAAGAGATAATGTTAAGCGTCAACTCACGAAGGCGACATCTTATCTCGACTATTATAGAGGTGTTCATGAGGCAGGCGAAGCTTCTTCTCGTCAACAAACAGCTATGGATAGATGGGAAGAGCGTGTGAATAATCTTAAGAGTTCTTATAAAACTCTGTCAGAAGTAAAGAAAATAATTGATTTAAAATGAAATACAAAATGAAAGCGTCTATCGTTAATCTCGACGAACAAACAACTGAGACCCTTCGAGCAATGCTCGACCCTGGTTATATCTCTGAGCGCACAGAACGCTTAGAAGCCATCGAGGGTTTTCTTATTGATCAATGGAGGGATGCTGGCAATATAAAGTCTGACACCGTTCTCACATTCCTCGACACTCTACGCTCACTGCGTAGGGATCTCAACGCATTCCTCACCTCGGCTGAACCTCACGGAGAAGCCGATAATCAAAAACAATAAAACCTTAAGACAATGACAACAAAGAAAGAAAACGACGAGCAGCCTATAACTGACATCAGTATCTACGTGGCAGCTTTGTCTTCAACTTACCGTCCAGCTTCGACACCAGCTGAAACTACGCACTTTTTCTCTACCCCCGAGGTAATAGATGCTATTCGCAATTTAGACCCTTCTGCTAAGGTGTGTGCAGAGCAAATAACCAAAGCTCTTCTCGATGCAGGATATAAGTTCTGCAACCGTCCTGGTGCGCAAGGGTTGGAATTCAAGTGGATGTTCCGTGAAATATAGCTACGTTTTATACAAAATATGTTTTTATAAAGAATTTGAAGAATAACTTTTTTTATTCCAAATTAAATTTTATATTTGCATTAAAATAAACATTATATTATGGAACTGATACAAGGCTTATCTTTAATAATAGCACTCATACTTATGCCGTTTTTGTGTAGAGGACAGTTCTTTACCATAAAATTAATCTACCTCGTTTGTATGACATTTCTTACCCCGATACTTGGATATCCAGTCTATCGGTATATCATTACTCATTAAGGTAATGTCCTTTCCTGTGTAGCTGTCTGTTACTATATTTGCGTATAAAAAAGCAAATATGGTAACAGACAGTCTCGTTCGTAAGAAATTCGTTCGTGATACCCTTCAGCAGGGTATCTCTAAAATTTATGCTACGCAAGAGTCAGTTGTGCGTAGCAATTATCAGCTTCAATCTGGACGTCTTCTAACTTCTCTCTCCAAGCATTCTTATAGTTCCAGTATTACAGGCGAGTCTTATACTATCTTTGTCCGAATTTTGCCTTATCTCCGTTTTTTAGATATGGCATATCGTCAGCGCAATGACCGTATCGCTAAATCCAAGCGACGCAACCTTGCTCTTTATAATCGTGTTGTTTGGGGTGTGCTCTACCATGAAACATTCCCACAACTTCGTTTCGGATTCACGGACGAAGTACGTAAAACTATTCATGATCAATTACAACATTCATTAAACCCATAAGTATATGGCTAACAAGCATCTTTCAGAAGACGAAATTCAGTATACCATTGACGTAAAAACTGCAAAGGCACAGCAAGAGATTCACAAGTTGGAAACTCAGTCTGCCAGTCTTCGTAATGAGAATAAGCAGCGACTTCAGCAGATGATTAAGCTTGAAGCTTCAGGCAAGAAAGAAACTGACCAGTACAAAAAACTCTCAGCCTCCTATAGAGATACAGGCAAACAGATTAAAGAATTATCTTCACGTATTCAAGAACAAACACGTTCCTTGGATACAAATGCCATGACGATGTCTCAGCTTCGTAATCAGTCAAAGTCATTGCAAAAAGAGTTGGATAACGTTTCAAAGGCTCTTAATCCTAATTTATATGCTGAACTCGAAAAACGTTTGCAGGATGTTCATGGGCGTATGGAAGATCTTAAAGTGTCTGCTCGAGGGGTTAAAGAAATTTTCGTTAACGACTCCACCCTAAGCTATATGGCAGGGAATCTGATTACCAGAGGCGCAGAACTTGTAGGCTCGTTTTTAAAGAAACTAACCAGCAGTATCTCTGAGACTATTGATAAAAGCGTTGAACTTGCCGAGGCAGCCGATGGTATAACTCACGCCTTCGAGAAAATTGGCACAGCAGACTATTTGCAAGAGCTTCGTACTGCTACAAAAAACACCGTGTCAGATATTGAACTGATGAAGGCAGCGGTTAAAGCAAAAGACTTCCGCATCCCTCTTGAGGACCTTGGTAAATACCTGTCTTTCGCACAGCTTAAAGCGCAACAGACGGGACAGTCTCTCGATTATATGGTTGACTCTATTGTAACAGGTCTTGGTCGTAAATCTCCTATGATCCTTGATAACCTCGGACTCTCGGCTGCTGAAATTTCTGAAAAGACAAAAGAGACTGGAGACTTTATGAAAGGTGTCGCAAAGATTGTAGAAAAGAATCTTGCGCAAGCAGGAGAAACTTATATCTCTGCTGCCGATCGAGCAACTCAGCGTACAGTTGACCTTCAGAATGCACAGCTCGCACTTGGTAAGGCTTTAGTTCCTATTAAGGAAGAATTCTCTGATATTTATGGTCAGATTCAAATAGGGGCTATTAAGGCTATTAAGTACCTCGTTGACCATCGTGAGACACTTGTTCTTCTTACAAAGGCTGTTATACTTCTTACTGCTACTTATGCTGCTTATACAGCAGGACAAAAACTATCTTATCTATGGAGTTTACGTGCTGTTGCTGTAAGTAAACTTAAGGCTGCCGCAGCTGCGGTTGAGAATGCAATGCTGCAATTGTCTGTATTACGTCATGCAGTGCTCAATAAGACTATGACAACTTCTATTGCCTTACAGAAGGCTTTTAATATTGTTCTTAAACTCAGCCCTTGGGGACTCGTTTTTGGAGCAATCACGCTCGTTGTCGGGGCATTATTGATGTTCAATAAGCGTGCTGATGCTGCCACTGTGGCACAGAAACACCTCAATGACATTCAGTCGGAAGCCAGCCGTAAGACAGAGGAAGAACGTATTAAAATAGAAATGCTTACCAAACGCATTCACGATAATTCGCTCTCTCTTAAAGAACGTCAAGATGCGATAGTAGCTCTACAGAAAATCGTTCCTGATTACACAGCTAAGCTTTCTCGTGAAGGACAGGTTTACGACGAAAATACTCGTGCCTTAACTCGTTATCTCAATGCTTTAAAAGAAAAAGCCTTATTAGAAGGTGCACAATCTGCTATCAAGGAGTTAGGTAAGCAAAAGGCAGAGTTGCTTATCAAACAACGTCAGCAAGAAAAAGACCTGAAAAATATGAAGCAAGAACAGGCGAACTTTGCCAAAAACAATGCAGGTCGTCCGCAGACTTCGCAAGGTAATGTTGCTCCAGGGCAGGTATATGCAGCGTCTGGTTATTCTGCTGAAGTTTCTACTATCTCACGTCAATTGGAGGACACGGTTGAGAAAATTAAAGTAATAGACACTTCTCTTGATGCTATTGGTAAGGAGTTTGGTAAAAAACTCTTTTCGACAGACAATAGTGGTGGTGGTGCTAATGTCGGGACGGTCGGAGCTACCCTTGATTCAATTAATCAAAAGATAGAGGCTTTAAAAGCCAAAAGACTTACAATCAAAGTCGGTGACACAAAGGGGCTTAAAGATATTGATGCTCAGATTGCACAGTTAGAAAAAAGAAAATCTCAGTTGGAATATTCTTCTGGTGGGGGTAAAAGTAGTAAGAAGGGAAAGAAGTCTTCTAAATCTAAAGGCGTAGATCCTGATAATATTGCTTCACGTAATTTTTCAGGGTCTCGACAGAGTTCTATTGATGCTGCTGAAGCTGCTTATCAGAAAGACTTGAATAATCTCAACATGTCTCTTGCTAAGAAGAAAATATCACAAGAGCAGTACGACATATTTATATCTGCACTTAACACACAACACGCATCTAACCTCCTTGCTATCGAGCAGAAATATTATACCAAATCCACACAGATGGCTTTCAAGGATGCTGCGAAGAAAAAAGAACTCGAAACAGGTCAAAGTAAGAATGTAGCACAAGCACAACAGAAACTTGAGGAGGCACGTATCGCTGCTGAGGAGAAATACCAAGCTGTAATGTCTCAACTCATAGAACAAGGTCAGGTTAAGCAAACCTTAACCTTAGAGCAGGAACGAGACACTAAACTTGAACTTCTCAGTGGTTACTACAATGCTGCGTTACAGTTAGCGAAACAAAGTGGAGAGGACACTTCTGCGGTTGAAAGTGCCTATCAACAAGCTCGAATCAATATCTTGTCAGAATATAATGATAAGCAACTCGCACAGATAAAAGAATTTGAGCAGAAAAAGGCGCAAGCACGACAGGAGTATGGGCTTGACACGTTCAGTGACCAGTATGCCGCACGTCGTAAGAAGATAGAAGATGATAGTGTACTCAATGAGCAGGAACGCCAGCAGGCTCTTACTCTTCTTGATCAGCAGGCAGAAGAACACCGCCTTCAGATACGTCAGCAGTATGGTCTTGCTTCACAACAGGAACTCTATAATGCAGAGTTGGATCAGTTGAAGATGCACCTTCAGAATAAAGAGATATCTGAAGAAGAATATGAAGAGGCAGTGAAGAATATGAAGATTGCCAAAATGAAGGAGACATTCGATTTTTACTCTAACCTCTCCAATGGAGCTGTTCAGGCACTACAGCAAGCAGAGGAAGCGAACGTTGATGCGAAGTATGATGCGGAGATTGAAGCAGCAAAGAAAGCAGGTAAAGATACCACAGAACTTGAAAAGAAGAAAGCGGATGAGAAACTGAAGATACAGAAGAAGTATGCTGACGTTAACTTCGCTATCAAAGCCTCTCAGATTATAGCTGACACATCAGTATCTATAATGAAGGCTCTTAGCGAACTTGGTCCTATCGCTGGTCCTATCGCTGCTGCCTTGATGGGTATCACTGGTGCGGCGCAACTTGCTACTGCTAACGCTGAACGTCAGCGTGTTAAACGTATGTCGCTCAGCGGAGCAGGTGGTTCTGCCTCTGCCTCAGGCGCACGTGTAGCTACAGGTCTTGAGTCTGGCGGTAGTATCGATGTCGAGCGTAGGCAGGATGGCAAGATGTTCCGTGCTGATTACGACCCTGACAGACGTGGATTTATCGACAAACCGACCGTTCTCGTAGGAGAAGGTGGGTATGGTCACAGCAAAGAGTGGGTGGCTTCGAATGCAGCCGTTGAGAATCCTACCGTAGCACCATTCATTGATATCATCGACCGTGCACAGCGTGCAGGAACCATTCGCACACTCGACATGAATAAGTTTCTTGTTCAGCAGGCGCAAGGTCGTGCCTCTGGCGGATACGTCACACCAACAGTTAATGACGTGCGTGGTGTGGTTAAAGACTCCTACAAGGATACGCTCATCGAGCGATTAACTGATGTTCTTGACCGATTGTCTGTTGACGGCATCCCTGCATCAGTCTCTCTTAATGAGATAGAACAGAAGCAGCAGCTACAAGACAAGGCACGAAGATTCGGAAGTAAATAGACTTAACACCTTACATAGTAATGAAGATAACTAACATAGAAAAGGGCGAAGACTACAACCTCAAGCCCGACACACAGATCCAGGTTGAACGAACCAATCCATTCTTCAATGATTACGGAGAACAGACCACACCGCTCGAACTGCCTTCGTCAGAACGTAATCGCAGAATACTCGGTTTCCCTGACTCGTTCGGTAGACGAGTGAAGATGACCGCTACAGATGTCGCGATACAAGATGGTGAGTACTTCGCTCAATGTAGGCAGGTGGTGCTGTCTGCTCAATACAAGGGTGGAATATCAACCTCCTTCTACATTAACGATGGCTCCTTTTATTCAAGGATTCAGAAGGTAAAGCTGAAGGATATTTTCAAAGGCGAATTCATACCAGGAGTGAACACTGTAGAAGAAGGGATTAATTTTTGTCGTAATCTTCGCAATAACTCTAATGAGCATTACGGCATCTTTCCAGTGCTTTTCACGGATGATTCTGGACAAAAGGAAGGTCTTAATTATAAGGTGTTAAATGGGTTTGGTAAGGAAAAGGTGTTGAGATACGACAAAATCTACGACTTCCTTCCAGAGGTACCTTCAGCTACATCCTTTCACCCCGATATGAGCGGTGAGGGCTGTGACTTCTATAATGCAGTACAGCGCACAGAGTATGTTAATGACGTACCTATCACGCTCGCACCAGGATATTATATGTCGCCATTCATCCGTGCGAACTATCTTCTGAAGCGTGTCTTCGCTTACTTTGGATATGATCTGCAAGAGAACTTCTTTTCTCGCACAGAACCATTCAATAAGATGGTCGTTGTAAACAATGTGATGGACGTCTTAGTGAATGGAAAGATAAAGGTCGCTGACCTTGTACCTGATATTACCTGTGCAGATTTTATCTCTGTCTTTCGTAAGAAGTTCTGCTGTGAGTTCACCTCTGATGAAGGTAAGCGCATTGCAGATATCATCTTCTTGCGTGATGCGCTGAACGAAACTCCTAACACCGACCTTACCCATTGCGTAACCCAAGAACCTACACTCTCTTATAAGTCAGAGAACGACTATAAGCGTGTTACACTCTCAGCAGAGGAGAAGGTTGATTCTGAAATCTCAGACTCCTACGACGACTTAGACAGCTTAGTCAAGGCAAATCCAAACGCTTACTTCGACCCTGTCGATGGGGCTATTTATAAAACTGGATGGTCTGGTGACTTCCAAGTGACGGTGAAGATAGGCGAAGCCTCGCAAGACTACAACACTGGCGAGACACTTGAAGCAAAAGAGATAAAGGTTCCTGAACTTATACCAGAGTTACGAATGCTTAGCTATAAGGCTACAATCAAGGAGGAAGACTTTACCTATGATATGGGTAAGTTCCTCTACGTAGGTTCGTACATGTCGCTCAACTCGAAGATGGTTGTTGCGACAGAACCAAAGGAGAACACCTCTGAATCTGCCAACAAACAAAAGACGATACTCGCCTTTAGTTATCTTTCAGACAGTCGTCCAGCAGGAACGATCTCTGCTTACGATGTGAATGCACCTTCACATCCTCGCATCTTCGATTATGCCCTGCATTACAATGGTCCACAAGGCATCTTTGAGAAGTTCTACCGTGAATATGACTTGCTGCTACGCAATTCACTTCACGACATGAAGGTGAAGCTGCTGCTCTCTCAGTCGCAGAAACAGAACCTATCCTCTTATGCTAAGGTCGTTATTCGTGGCGTGCCTTTCTTTTTCAACAAACTCAAGTTCACACTTGGTGGTAAGAATGAACCAGTAGAATCAGAACTCTACACGGTGTCGCTTATGCAGCCAACCATTACCGCTCCTACTATCAATGAGCAACTCAAGGCTATGGATGTGAAGTATAAGTGGGTGGGTAAAGAAAAACGAACATCTGTCAGCTGGGAAGAATACAAGGCTGCTGATCGAGAACGAAACAAGACCTTCGTGACGGTCTACCCTCCTCTACCTTCAGCTGAGTATGTTGGTGTGCAATATGGTAAGCAGCGTTCATATACTGAACGAATAACACGAAAAGGTGGCTGGTTCCGACACGGAGAGTACGAATACACTCGGACGGAGGTGTGGTTGGAGTGCGTACCTCTTTAATTATGTCGGTTAAAACCTGTCCTTTATTATCTCAAATATATAGGGTACTTTTGTGTTAAACAATTCGCACATGGATATTATTCTTAAACCTGATTCGCTCAGCCTGACTGGCTCAATGAATCACTTTATCATATCAAGCACGCAAGAGGTTACATTCATTCTGAAGTATGCAGAGTCGAATGAAATCATTGTGCAGCACACTTATACACCTAACAAGACTAAGCGCATAGAGATAGACTTGGAGAACATCATCACTCCGCTGCTATCTTTTCAGCTCCAGGAGTCGACTACAATTTATCGTCAACCGAATATTGCTCGTGAGTTCCTTGTTAATATCATAGAAGATAAGACAGCTGCTCAAGAGTCATGGCAATTCACGGTACTGCGTGCAGGTATAGACAACTTTGCTGACACCGCTTCGAGTTGGTTGAAGCGTAACTTCCTGACGTGGCAGCCCACCGTCAAGCCTGTGACGTATTACACACCAGAGTTTCTTAGTTACTACGCTGTCGAGGACTGCGTGGCTAAGTGTCGTGCATATATAGAAGAGAACGGTAGTTATGTTCAGTCTGACCTCGTGTTGGGCAACCTCTCTCACGGTAAGGTGTGGACAATGCCTATGCAATATGGTGTCATCGCTGGTAAGTTAGGAAAGATGCCAAGCTACTATGATGTATGGATAGAAGACGCTGCTGGTACTCGACTCACCTACATTCAGAGATACTATGCTTCAGATATTCGTAGCGAAGAAGAACAGTGGGTACTCTTTGAAAACTCACTCGGTGGTCTCGACACCTTCCGTGCGTATGGTGATGCAGAAAACACTGCGAAACATACGCACAATGTGGCAGAGATTGAGAATGACTCAGAAGAATATCGTGTTGACACGGTCAGAGAATACAAGAAGAACACAGGCTTCCTCTCTAAGGAAGAGCGCAAATGGTTGCTCGACTTCTTCCCTTCCTTGGGTAAGTTCCTCTACACAGGCAACTATGTACGTCGCATTGTCGTAACAGAGAGCGACGTCAGTTGGCAGACAAAAGACCTCCCTTCATCTTATACATTTACCTATAAGTACGCAGATGCACGTCCTTACCTGAATATTACCAGGTCAGAGGACGCTGCACCTGCAATGTTGGATATCAAGATTCCTGATGTAGGGTCTTTTACCATCGCCCCACGCTTAGTTGAGCTTGAGCGACTACCACTGAGCAGTGGGGCTCTCTTTCCAGTTCAAAGTCCTTACTCTGACAAGTGGAACATCACAACAGCAGAAGCAATCCTTGAGTGGTTCTCTCGTGAGGTCACCGCTGCTTACAAGGGTGATGGTGCGTTTGGACACCGCCACGACAATATGTCGGTACTGAATGCGCTCGACCGCATTGGTGGTTACCTCACCTTGGATGCGCAGAAGATACTCGCTGGCTTAGCTGACGAAGCTAAGTCTGCTCGCACGCTCGACCCTAAGAGTGTCGATTGGGAGAAAATCGTTCGAACAGATCAAGATACAATCGTTAATGCACTGACTACCTTCATGAAGGGTATCGTGTTTGGTAAGTCGGTGCGTGGCGAGTCAGGCGTATCTATCTATCAGGATGAACAAGGTGCCTGGCATATAGATGCTGAATACTTGCACGTGCATCGCAAACTTACCGCTGAGGAGGTTGAGATTATGAAGACCTCTCACATCAAGGGCAAGATTGTGAACTCTGCTGGTAGTTTCGTAATATCTAAGATAGAGAGGCTTGTAGATAGGTGGCGATGCTACTTCCGTCAGCAGGATAGTGAGGGTCGTAGAGTTTACAACTCTATGCGTAAGAATGACCTCGCTCTGTGCGAGACATTCAACTTGATTGATGCAGACGGTCAGTTGTCTAATCACTATTGGCATAGACGTGTTGTTGAAGTCGGTGTTGATTATGTTGACATTGCAGACAATACGAATATTGATGACTACGCAAGTGGCAGCGATACTCCGCAGGTGGGTGACGAGGTTGTGCAGTTGGGTCACCCCACAGATGAGGAAAGACAGAGTGCTATCATACAGTCAGCTGCTGGCGAAGGTGCGCCTTACTTTAAAATTATAAAGGGTATCAATTCTTTTATCCTCCCTCCTCCTATCTTCTTATTTGATAACCAGAAATTCGAGATACGTGTTGAAAAACCTTCACGCCAAGGCGAATATATCCGCTTACAGGATTATCTATCGTCAATGCAGAGTCGTATTGACTCGGTGAAAGAGCAAACAGACCACCAATTTTTGATTTGTTTTGGCGACGCCATTCCTACTTTGACGAATGAGCCTGCCAATGAATGGACGGATGACGAAACGAAAGAAATGCACTTGCACGACCTCTATTATAATAGAAGTTATGCTGAGACAGGAGGCGGTCGTTCCTATTCATTCGAGAAAAATCAAGATGGGTCTTACGGTTGGAAGGAGATAACGGACGCTGACGTGTTGAAGTCGCTTGAAGCTGCTAAGCACGCACAGGATACGGCAGACGGTAAGCGCAGGGTGTTCACACAAGCCGTACCAGTTCCGCCATACGATATAGGCGACCAGTGGACCAATGCAAAGTTTGGTGATGAGTACCACAACGATTTGCTTGTTTGTATTCGTCCAAAGAAAAAGGGTGAAGAGTTTAGTATTGAAGATTGGCAGTCTGCACAACGCTATACTACTAAACAGTTCGAGGCAAAGTTTGATGTTGGTTTCAACTCCATCTCAGCCGTTGTGAGCGACTTGCGTACTGGTCTTGAAAAAGTAGGTATGCACTTGAATGGTGAGGATAGTACCTTTGACGTTGTAGCAGACCGTTTCAAGGTAATAACGACAACGGGAGAAGTTCCTTTCTTTACCGAAGGGGGAAAGCTGAACGCTTATTTTATTGATGCAAAGGCAATAGTCGCTAAAGGTATCAAGGCTCAGACTATCGATGCTGAAGGAGCTACTTTTCAGAATATTACTGTTACTGGTAATAGTAAGTTCGGGGGTGAGCTTGATGGAGCAAGCGGAACATTTAAGGTCCTTAGATGTCTTAACAGCAATAGAGAACCTACTGGTGGTATCTATTTTGAGGAAAGAGGAAAACAATCTATTATGGCAATAGAGGGTGATTTGGGTATGCGTAAGTATGTCGAAGGGAATTTTCGCAAACGCCTGCCACGCTTCTATGCTAAGGATGTATGGTGTCAAGGACAGTTTGGGCATTATGCGAAGATTTGCGCAGTTATCAAAGACGATATGATGTACGTACATCATGGCGGTCACATCGAAACTAATGGTGTAAAAGTACAATTGCCTACTCTAACTGTAAAAAGTGGCGGACATGATATTGTTTGCTATAAAATTCCATTATATGCACCAGGCTATCATGGAGAAGATGGTGATAACGGAGTCGTATTGGACGTTGACAATCCTGCTTTGCAGCCAGGCCTTACTGATTTTTATAGAGAGATACCCTATGGTGCTCCTATTGACATGGTAATCTTTAACTGCGAACAACCTCGCAGTTATGTTTTCTTTGAAATGGGATATGGCAAAGAATGGGTAGTGTTTAATGGTAATGACAAGGTTGGAGTTTATATCTGTGATCATCGAGAGATTAGAAAACTTGATGGTGGTTGGGTAAGTCGCTATTTATATGTTAATCCGTTATGGCTTACCCCAACTAAGACTAAGGAAACACCTGGAGCTGGTGTTCTTTATACTGGAACTGTTGATTTTGATTGGTAATTAACTAATATATAATTGAATATGAAAAGTTTTTTAGATTGTGTTTACAGGATTTTCGGACGACTCGCATCTATTGGCAGCGATAAGTATCTGCACATGTTTGCTGGTCTTGTCGTTTCGATGATTGTGTGCAAGGCCTTACATGCTATTGATGTGTGCTTAATCTTCGCATTGGTACCAGCATTCTTCATCATGACTGGAAAAGAGAGTGTCGATTACTACTACAGAAAGGAGCAGTTCGATTGGCTCGATGTCTGTGCAGGTATGCTTGGTGCGATCGTGGGTGTTTTTCTTTTCCTATTGTAAAGGAGGTGTTCGTATGGATATAGTTGAATTACAGTTTACACCAGAGTTTATTCACTCTGTAGCTACACATCTTATAACATGTGTCGTGATGTGGGCTTTAGTCGTTAGCGCAGCCTTCATCGACCTATGGGACAGGGTTTATACGCAAAACAAATTGAAGAAGCCTTTGACTTCGCACCTTATGCGTAAGACGCTTGGTAAGATTGGTGAGTATTGGCGATTTCTCCTTATCGCCTTGATTATCGATGTCGTGATTTTCACGTCTTGTTCTCTGTTAGGTGTTAAGACTTTCCCTATCTGTACATTACTGTTCTCTGCTTCCTTACTCATCATAGAAACAAAGAGTCTCATTGAACATGCAAGAGAGAGAAAGAGTACTGCTGCTGATATGCAGCGCATCATTCAATCAGTCGTTAGTGCAGCTTCAGATAGAGATGCAAAGAAAGTTATTCAGTATGTCGCTGACTACATTGGTGAAGAGAAAAATGTAAATCAAAAAATAGAAGAATAGTATGGCAAATTTTTCAATAGCGGAGCTGGTACAATCCAGCACTGCTGAACAACTCAATATAAACAATAACCCTCCTTCTATTGTGAAGGTTCATCTTACCGAGACGATTACTCTTTTAGAGAGTATTCGTGCGGAATGGGGTAAGTATTGCGAGCGTCACAAAATCGAGAACCCTGCTATCCG